TTATCGGGGTTTTGTCCTATGCTGCTGGTAATTCTCGGTGAGTTCATTCATTACGTATGATGCAATAACATCATATAAAGCCGTCGCCAGTGAAGGTGCGACATCATTTGGCACTGATTGAATCGTGCTGATCATCCCTGCATTAATACACACCATTTTTGACGGAAAACGCGTGGCGTAATCAGCAAAAAGATTAAGTACAGCTCTCTGCAATTTCTGCTCTGGTTCTCCAACAAAAAGCTCATCCAGTTCATCGTCAAAGATTATGTAGTCAAAATGCACCGTTGATGTACTGCCTTGCAGTTTTATACAGACGCAGGGGATCTGCTTTTCTCCACAGTGACGTTCCCAGTCAGACCGCTTTTCTACGCCAGCAATTCCCACTTTCACCAGGTGATACTTAATGCCTTCATACCGCTTAGCGTCGCTTTCATTCATTGTCGTCATTCCAGAATGGAATTGTTAAGTAAATTAACATTTTCACAAAATCATTAACTGCTGGTTTTGATTTTAGTATGGGGGGTGGTGCGCAAAACGGTTACATTCAAAAACAGCCTAAATTCAGGTCGTATCATAATGATTTAATTAAATAATTCATGTAACCAAAAAAAGTTACATCGGGTTACAAAGTCGGTTACAAAAACAAGTAATTCATATAAAACAGATAGTTATGTTTTTTAGTTTGTAACCACCTTGACGGTTACATTGTAACCCCGTTGTAACCGTTTTTGGTTACATGTTTTTCTTATAAATATCATATATCTATATAGTAAAAATATCATTTGTAACCATGTAACCATTTTTTCAGATACCCCCCATACATCAGAAATTTTTCTCAGCAGGTCATTTAGCAGCCAGTTTTGTAATGTTTCTGTATGCATTTATGTATATTGCCTTGTGGTGATTACATGCCCCCTACTATGCCGCATGGCCAGTGCAATAGATTTCAGTTTCAGAAATAGCTAACTATCTGTAATTAAAAGATTCATAGAGTCAGCCCGGCCCCGAACGATTACGTTAAAAGTCACGTAATCGTTACTCACCCCGCATGTGGCCTAGTTCCAGCACACAGTTAGGCCACCATCCCATCGCCCAAAAACTGAAATCTTTGAAATCTGTTTCACACATTTCAGTTGATGAACAGCAGCCACAACCCCAGCGCTGGCGCGTTCTGGCCGTATGTTTTGTACCACCAAAGAAACTGAAATCATTTCCTACACGAAAACCGCAGGCGGGTGCGGTGTAGCGCCGTTTCCGTCACTTCCGCCGTTATTTCGTGACGAACAAGGCACGCCATGACAGCGTTATGAATCGGGGATAAACATTCATGTGATGATGGAGTTTGTGCGGTATGGTGCGTTTGAGGGCGTTTTAGATAGGGGCAGTCAGCGTGATGGACTACAGATGTGAAAAAGCCTGCTCAAAGCAGGCTTAGTTTTCCATGGTGTTATCATTATAATTTTACATACAAAGTTATAATGGCATTGCGTATGTCTACTTTATAGACGTTTGTACAGATCGATTATGCGTTATCGATCGATTGCAACAATCAATCCATTACCCAATTACCGGCCTGTATTTCGTCTGTAATACACCTGAGCGGGTGCCGGTTGCAGCGATAGCGGAGGCGTTAAGCGGTGTGCCGGTGTTCGTGTGGGTATGTGCGGCGGTTTGTGCTGCTAGTTCCTGCACTACGTCCAGCGTGTCCAACATCAGTTGCATGACGTTAATCTGCTGGCTACCCACCCATACCACAGGCGCAATGATATCCTGCCGCGCTCCGGCTATGCTGCTACGGATTCGCCCGATTTTCTCCATCAGGTCTTGCCCTACGTCCCATTCAGCCGATTTTCCGACGCTGGCCACATAGCCCGCCTGCGTCGCCAGGCTGTAATCCCCTTGTGCTATCTGCACAATCGCACCGGCCAACAACGTGGCCGTGCCTAACACGCGGGTTTTATCCGTGGCCTGTATCGTGGTTTCCCTGGCCACAATGGTGCGCTGCTCATCGTCTGCGGTCACTACACGACGCATAGAGGATTCATTGATCGCCTGATCGGTCTGCCGTACCCAGTCCCCCGCCACCGTCACGCGCTGCGACACTTCCGCCCGCTGCTGCTGTAGCTGTTCGCCAGGCTTAACATCCGGCAAGCTGTTCCCTTGTGCCAGCGTCTGCCGAACAAACGGCTTATCCGGACGCCCCTCAGTAAATCCGATTTCGACCAGCGTTCCCGCAGGCGGAAACTGAAACATGCCCGATTCACCGCCCGCCATTGGCAACGGCAGCGGCACCGCAGGGTAAACGGGCGTGTCTTTGGCCGGATTGCCGTCAGCGTCCAGCAGCTGCACATCGACGGCATAGCGCGGACGAAACGGATCGGCAATATCGCCACTGGTGACCGATTCGGCGGGCGCTTCCACGCGGGCAAATTTCGGCAGATGCAGCCCTGCGGATAATTCAGGGTACGCCACATCAATCTGGCGCTGTGTGGGGGTTGTCGTTGCACGCTTGCCAGTTGCCACGCTGACGGGCTCCCACGCAATGGCCATATCGTCATTTTCCAGCCTGACCGATTTCAGACGCTGGCCATTCACCACCACACCTGGGCGCACAGACTGGATAAGCGGCAGCGTCATGCTATTGCCCGCCGCCTGGCTTTTGCTGAATTCGGCGGGAATATCGACGGGCTTTTCAGCAAACATCGAGTGCGCCCAACTGCCCACGTATAACCCGCCATCCGGTAGCGGTTGCCAGATGTAATCATCAATACCGAACGCCGCGCCGATATTGGCCAGCAACTGATAACCGGTGCCGCTGTGCGTGAAATGGGGGATCGGCGTCGTCACATACGGCGCATCCGGCAGATGCACCGTTAGCCCGCTGTTTTCTTCCAGCCAGGCAGCAAGCTGTTTTAACGTGGGATGCTGAAACGAGCAAGGCCACATTCTTTCAAATATGCCCGCCAGTTCACGCACAAACAGCCGCTGATAGCCGTTCTCTGCCGGTTGCGATCGCTCAACGTACCCCGTAAACCAGCGCAACACAAAATCGGTGTAGCCCACATCCAGCCGCACCACTTTGCCGGTGTAATCCGTGTTGGTTTCTGCCGTGATAAAGCCGCGCCCGCAGGCATTCAGCTCCAGCACCATATTAACGCTGACCAGATGAACATCATCACCGGACAGCATCAGCCGTTTAACGGGTTTCATCCTTCGCTACCCCCTAACGAATCATTGACCGGCTTCAGCACGGTGCGTTCAAACCAGCTCAACTGCTCGTCGCTTTCTGCTGCTGAACCATTACCACCTTTAGCGCCTGGCGTCTGTTTTTTGGCATCAGTTTTACTACCGGCGCGGGCATCGCGCTTTTCCGCCACACTGACATGCTCACGCAGGGTAAACGTGACCAACCACGCCTGTTTGCCGTCCTGTTTAGGGGCATCAATCGAACCGGTGAACGTGGCCAGCCGGAAGTTAATCGCCTGTGCCGTGTGGTTGGCCACACGATAGCGTTTCAGCTTGCCGCCCTCTTTTGCCTCGGCCAGCGCCCACAGCCGCGTTAAGACTTTCGCCTCGGTAAACGGAATAATGCCGGACACGCGCAGTTCTTTGGGCTTAATGCCCTGCTCGGCGTTGGTTGTACTCGACGTTTGGCCAGACTGATCTTGATCCTGAAACTGCATAGACGGGGTAACGGTGAGGCTTTTTAGCGGAATAGCTTCGCCATCAAGGGCGAGTGTAATTATCTGGCTCATGGATCATGCCTTCCAGTGCATCCAGTGAATCCCCGACAAACATCATCGCTGCCGTGTACACGGCAGACGGCTGCGGGATATTTTTCACCAGTTCAGCCGCGATCACGCTGCTGTGTCCTTTTCCTGTAAACACCCAGGCGCGGGCGCTTCCCTGCTGTAGTGCGTTTAAGCCCTGACTGATTGTCGCCAGCATCGTGCCTCTTTCTGCGGCAAAGCTGGCCAACTGGCTTTTGATGCCGTCAGCGCTGGCCGACACCGCCGCTTCTGTCTGTGCTTCAGCAATTCGCTGGGCGTTCAGCGCCTGACGGCTGGTTGGCACTGACAGCGGCACCGATGCGGGCAGCGCCTGACTTTTGGCCGGCAACTGCATTTTTACCCTGTCCAAATCTGCCGCTGCGCTGGCCAGGCGGGCAACCTGCGTAAAAGCCGGTGCAGGAAATACGCGGGTCAGTCGCTCCAGTTGCTGCATAAAATCCGCCTGCGCGGTGCCGCTGACCATGAACACCGTAATGGCGGTTTCACCGGCCGCGGCCTGCAACCGGCTGGCCAAATATGCCACCGCGTTGGCAGGACTGAGATAGCTTCCCGCCCCTGCTTTCTGGCCAACGCCATAAACCCACGGATGCACCGGCACGATCGCGCAGTGGATTGCAGCCATGCTGACAGGAAAACGGATATCGGCGATGCGCCACATTGATATATTCTCCGTAAATTAACTGATGATTTTTAAAATTTAATTATTTTTAGAACCACAACCCAATTATTCAGTTCATTTTGTGTTCCGATAACAATCCCCCCCCCCGATAATTTATCACAACCAAAAATTCCGCGATTGGGTACATTGAATTGAATATGCGACTTCGATACCCCTGCCGTTAGTGGTAAATATCTGGATGCGCCAGCGATTGAAATCAATCCTGCTGGGCACATCAATACATCACCAGCCCTGTATCCATCACTATCAACAACACACACAATCATCACGTCAGTAATACATGAATCAACATTCAATTCAGATATGAGATGCTCAATTATAATTGGCTCATTCAGTATCATACGTCGTCGTTCAGAAAACCAAACCTCACCAAAACCGAGATTTCCGGGCGTTAACGTAATATCACCCGAACCATCGAATGCCACACCATTAATTTTACGCGGTGTTGCCAATTTTGTGGCTGCTGCTGCCGTGGCGGTTTTACCCAGATAACGGGCATCTGCCTCTGTTTTATTCCAGGCGTTAACGTCTCCAGCCAGCAAATTCACATCAGCCGATAGCGGTTTACCATTAACTCTAATAGAGCGCAGTGCATATTTCTGCGCCGCTTGCGCATCCGTCAGCGCCCCAATATTGGCAGGCGTTAAATTAACATCTGACGAACCATCAAATGCTACGCCGTTGATTTTCCGCGCCGTGGCCAATTTAGCCGCCGCCACTGCCGTTCCGCCAGTTGGGAGCGCCCCAATCGATTCAGGCGTAGTACGAATTAACTTCCCTGTAGGTTTTGCCATTGATTACCTCACAAACTCAATCGATACCAGATCCGTGCTTTTTACCGCTTCAGCCAGATATACCGTATTTGTCTCGACGGTATAGGCATACCCTTGCGGCTGGCTCACACCATTAATATGCACAGAAATCACTTTTACATTACCAACGGCAAAAGACGTTTCACCTCCTTTAACCGTTGGTCGTAAATTTTCAATTACCAGCGTGGCGTTATCGCCTTTTGCACCATCATTAACAACGAATGAAACAGCAGGTAACGACTTACCCTCACTGGTTTTAAAAACCAGAGAAACAGTACGGCCAGCGGCCATATATTACCTCACACGTTTTCTTTAATCGTAACCTCAACACTGGTGATGCTAGCACCCTGATCGCCCTTGACACCTTTCAACTCAGCCAGATATTGCGCCTCGGTTTTATTCGTATTTCCAGCCTGTGCCTTAAATACCTCATAGGCGCTCGCGCCATCGGATACCGTGAATGCGGCGGGTAACGTTTTCCCGTCTGACGTTTTAAAATTTAATGTGACCGTGCGTTTATTCGGCATAATTCCCTTCCTTGTTAAAAATTTTAGTTACTCACGTCAATGCCAGTGATTTTCTGTAATGCACTTTCCGGCAAAAATAGTCCCGCATCCGTACCGGCTGCAATCAGGTTATTCTTATCGCTGCTTAAAAAATCGGTTCCCGTTAACCCTCTGACCTCCGCCCGTAACTTATCAATTTCATATAACAGCGCGTTGGTTTCACTATCGTTGGTTAATGCCCCTTGCGTTGACAGCGGCACATTAAAAACCACATTCACAAAATCACTTTTCAGTAATGCTTCAGCAAACGTGATGATGTTTTCTTCCAGCGCATACGAGTAATTCAGCGCCTGTTCTACACCGTTAATAAAAATCATACAGGCGTTGAGCGTATACGGTGGGGATAGCGTTAACTCGCCCCCTTTTGCCGTGTATTGCCAGGCTGACAAATCCGTTTTGATGGCATAGCGTGTTTTAATATCGTCAATATCCCGATCGTAACGCGCTCCCTGTACACGTAAATCAGTAACATTACCGGCCGCGTCAATGCTGGCGATCGGCGCGATGTAATGTGCAAATCCCGCCGCATCCATATAGTTTTTCAGGTCATTGGCGGCACGCAGCGTTACCGCTGTTTGCCATTTGCCCACTACGCTGCCCTGATAGCTAAAATCGGCATAGAGTTTGGTAGAACGTAGCCCGTTAAGTGTGTGCTCTTGCGTCAGTTCGCCACGCAGCCCGCCGACATAGCCGATCCCTTTTCTGACCGTGTATTTATCACCGGCGCGAACCACCTCAAACCCTGCCGCCAGAAAAGCCGCATTGCCGAAATTATCTAACGTAATCAGGCGCTGTATTTCATCAATACCGGACAGACGGGCGGAAAAATCAATCTGCCACGTTTGTGCTGACACGTTGATTTGTGTTGCGTCCGCTGCACCATCGAACTGCATCGCCAGATTGCGCGTCAGACTATTACCCTGCTGCCCGTTCTTCGTCTTGACCTTCTGCTGGATGCGAACGTGAACAATCATCAATACCGTGTTGGTTTTACTATCGACCAGGCCGATCCAGTTGTAATCCCAGTCGCCTACGTTGGTATCGAGTACCACCGAGTACACAACCGCGTTATCGTTCAGCACACCATACTGCGTAATATCTGCCGTGTGTTTAATCGTCGCCGCAGCGGGCATCCCTTCATCACGGCTCACCGGTGCGGTTTCGTCCTGATTGGGGATCAACGCAAAAACAATTTTGTCTGGCACGGCAGGTACGCCATCCAACACCTTGTTAACGTTCCACGCCTCAAAGGCGCGGGTTACTGCACTCTTAGCCATCGCATTCCCTTATAAACTGGCAGTGTGATATTCCGTCAATGCAGAAAAATCCGGTGCCGCAGCGTGCTGCGTGAGCATCACCAGCCCATGCCGCGTATCGGTGTCTGCTGAATAATATTCCGCACTATGTGAGAACGTCCCCGCGTATACGCGAGTTGTCACCTCATTCAACACATCAAAATTGTAACGGCGGCACGTCCTGCCGTACTGCCTGACCAGATTCATCATCAACGTGTTGTACGTGCTCAGTTGCTCATCGTTGATGCGCACCAGAATCACATCCCATTCGTAACCGGCCTGGCGCTCCTTCAGCTCAACCGCGCCCACGTCAAGCCGTGCAAAAATGCGGATAAATCCGGACACGCTGCCCGCATCCTGTGCGTTGATAAACGCCCACTTCACGCGCTTGCGGTACAGGCTCAACGGCTCACCGTTAAACCGTTCGATATCCCGCTGATAGGCCAGCACGTTCAGCAGCGGCACGGGGCAGGTTTCGGCGTCCAACTGCTGCAACGGCCAGCGCATCCAGTCATTCACCTGCTGCCAGTAACGCTTATTGGCACGCAGTAATTTGGCTGGTTCGCCCCTGTCCATCCACGATGGCAAGCGCAGGCTGTCCAGTTGCTGACGGAAATCAGGCATTTTCAATCACCACGGTTAACCCGCTCAGGCGCGGCACGCTCAGATCGCTGACGATATCGCCCAGGGAGAACGTCAGCGAATCAATCAACGCAAACTCGCGGTGCAGCTCCCGCCCCAGATTGGAAAATGAAAACCGGTCATACGGCCACGTTCGCTTCACGTCATACTCGCTGTTTTCCCGAAACGCACAGCGCACCAGATTGTCACAGCCGTTGCGTAACGCGGTGAGCTCGTCGGCGGTCACGTTGGCCAGATTGTTCACATACAGCGTAACCGTCAGATCATGCCGCGTTTCCGGCATCGCCATGCACTGCATATCATCGCCGTGGCCGTGGTTGCCCTGTGCCGTGATGTAGTCATTCACGGCGGTGATAAACGGCGCGGAAATCACGCCCGAATCCAGTAATAAATAGGCATTCGCCGTTCCCGCCCCGCGTGGTGCGTCATGCAGAAAGAAAATACGGTCAATGCTCAGCCCTGCTACGGCGGCGATCATGCTGCGGTAAATGGCGTCGGTGTGGTAATTACCGACCAGGTTGTACTGGTTGCGGCAGCGATCGCGCAGGTCATCATCAGATTCCTGATCGGCACCTGGCCTGATTAACCAGCCGTCTTCATTTTCTGCCCGTTCAATACCATCAACCCCAACGGGCAAAATGCGGTAATAGCCAGGTGCCAGATTAAACGCGCCACCCTCACCCGTCGCCGTCACCGGCACCAGCCCGCTGGCGTTGCCTGCGGGGATCGTCGTATCAACCGTGACGCGCAGGCTGTACACCTGGCCATTAATGCGTTCGGTCTGGATAACCGTTCCGGCCGGAATTAATACCGCCTGCCCCAAACTCAACTTGAAAAAACGGATTGCCCCACCCGCTGCCGTCGCAGGCTTACGGGTGACATTGACGCCCCAGGCGAACACGTCCAGAAACGCGCCGGATGCAGTAGCCAAAAACATGTTGGCCATCACCACGTTAATCAACACGTCTTTCAGCCACAGTACTGGCGTGGTGACAATCGCGTTAATCAGCCGCCAGAACGGCGACATACGCGACGTGTTGGTGATAAGCCCCTCGGCATTGACCTGCGCCTGAAACTGTTCCGTGATAGCGTCAGTGGTTACCGGCATTCCGGCATCGATCAACACCTGTTCGTAATTAACTTGCGGTTTAGTGGTCATAATCAGCCGTCACCTGAATGCGGCCAAAATCATAGGTTTCAGCCGTTAGCCATAATCGTGTTTGAGACTCTTCGCTTAAATCAACTGTGCCTGGAATGATGCGTTCGTCATCTTCAACCAGAATAATGAGTTGCGTCATGATATCGGCGCGTAATGTCGGGCTACGTTCAGCAATGAGTTTTGTCGTCAACCCGCTTTCAATAATGGCGTGTACGCAGTCCTGCCCGATGCTGGCACGGTTATTACATAAAACAGGCTCATTACCGGCGTTCAGATTAAAATCACGTCCTGTGATTAATAAATCGATGTATTTCGCTTCATCCATTAGCGTAATTCTTCCCATTCCTGTAACTGTTCCGGCGTCATGCCTTTGCTGGCATTAATTGTGATATTGCCAAACGTTTTACTGTTATCCGTATACGATTTGTTGTTATTGCTGATTTCTTTATTTAACCCGCCACGCTCAATGCCTTTTATCTGCCCTCCGGTTAATAATGAGTTATTAACCGCATTTAAACTTTCTGGCGGCTTTATATTTACGGGCATTGATGTAACGGGTGATGTCGTCTTTACGGGCATATCAATATTTACGCCGGGGATATTATTCAGTTTTTCAACAATCCATCCCCATGCGCTGGAAAAAGAACTCATAAGACCATCCCATAACCCGCTGAATAACTCACTGATGCCCGATACCATCTTTCCCATGGTTTCCATCAGAGAAAAATCGCTAATAGCGCCAACCACCTTTTCCCAACCGGCAACAATCAGCGTCCACGCCGCTTTAAAGATCAGCGCCACCATCTGGATAATCGTTGCCAGTGTTTTAAATGTCTCCGTCTGCGAGACAGCCGCCACAATCTGATCCCAATGTTGGTACAGCAGATAACAGCCTGCGGCGAGTGCTGCCACAGCAACAATGATCAGCAGAACCGGCCAAAGCGCAAAGTTGAACGCGATACCAGCCGACACCATAGCAATTCGCATCGCTAATAACGCGACACGTAACACCCGCATTGTGGCTGACAGAACAATCAGTGCGCGGTTGTAGAGGATAGACGCCTGATTATGCAGCCAGATAACACCGAGATGAATTTTCATGACCGCCGTTAACCCAGCCCACAACCCCCGCAACCCCATCATGACAAAAGCCGATACCCCCATCACGATATTGGCCACCGCGCCCGCTGCGGCAAAACTTAATACAGCCAGCACGGCATAACCGATCACACGGGTGATATTGGGGAATAACGTTTGCCACCTGACCAGCGTTTGCCCTGCATCGGCCAGCTTGTTAATAAGCGGGTACAGTACCGGCAGCAGCGTAGCGCCCATCGCCGCGCGCATCGCATACCAGACCGCAACCAGGCGATCCCACGGATTCGCCATTTTTTCCGCCATGTCCGTGGCACGCTTCATCCCGTCGCTGCTGCCCAGTTCGGTAATGTGCCGTTGCAATACGCCGACATTGCCGTAAAGCTGTTTGATGACCGCAGACCCACCGCCAAACGCATCATCCAGTTCTTTCTGTGCCTTCAGGTTACCTTCAATACTGGCACCGTATTTACTCTGCAATTTTTCCAGCATGGCAGGCATAGACAGTAATTTTCCGTTGGTATCGGTAAACGTCAGCCCCAGCTTTTTAGCCCCTTCAGCAGCACCAGTAAGATAAGACTCATACGATCCGCTTGCCTCACTGCCCAGCGTGCGTTGCAGCTCACCCAGCACGGCAAATTGTTCATCCATGCCCACGCCAAAGTTGGTGCCCGCACCTTTTGAACCTTCCATCAAATCCTTGATAGTGGCCATTTCTGTGCCAAACGCCTGGCGCATATACGCCGCCTTCCCCGCCACCTGTTCCGCAAACGTCAGATTGCCCAGCGTGTTGGCATCGCTGCGGAAGTTGGCGAACATCTGCCCCATAAATTCCGTGGTGTCTGCCGCCGTTGATTTCAGCGCAGCGGCGACGGTGTTCGTGATCGTCGTCATGCGCGGCAGTTCACCGTCAGACAACCCACTGACCGAGCGTTTGATAACTTCCGTGGACTGCGCAAACTCCAGCGCCGACTTGCCATACTGAATGCTGAATTTAAGGCCGTTCTCCGCGACCTGTTTTAGCGTTGCATCGCTGACCCCCTGCGCAGACGCCGACAGCAGCGCATCATTCATCTCAATAGCGGGGGCGAGTGCTTCCTTAACCGCCATCCCAACCGCAAACAGCCCCGCCCCACCCACTGCGATTTTTCCAAATGCCGCCTGAGCACGATCGGCGAAACCCGTTAGCGACGCCTGAGCCTGGCGCAAGGGGCGCGTCAGGTTATTAATCAAATTCAGCGTAAAATCTAAACTGCTCATGCGTCACCGTTAAATGCCAGCGCAATACCGTTTGCCACAGCAATACGCGTTTTTTCCCAATTGGAATTATCCAGCCAGACAGCGCGGGCTAAATTATCGATATCGTCTGGCTCATGCGGTAAATAATGCCGCCTGAGTGTTAGCGCCTGCTCGATAAAATTATTATTAATCGCCCGCACCCGCTCGGTTAGTTTTTTACTTCGATTTCCAGCTTCGGCGCATATTGCGTATTAATCACTTCGGTGATTTGTAGCGCCGCACCTGGATGCGCCAATAGCTCATCCAAATCTTTTTTACTGTCTGCACTGACAATACGACGTAAATACGTCACGGCTGGCGCAACTTTATTATCCATCGCCATATCATTAATCAGGCCGTTATACGCAACCGTCGTCGGCTCAAACGTTAATTCCTTGCCTGCAATCGTTAATACAATCTTGCTCATAATAATTTTTCCCGCTGATTAATTTCATCGACTAATTGATTATGCCGTGCGGCACAATCACCATAGATTTCCGGCCATTCTGTTAATGGTATGGCCGCATCCGCTCCGGTATTTCCGGCTAATGTCGGTAAGTTATTTACCGGACATTTCTTTTTCAGGTTTTCCTGATAACGCACGCTCGGTTCGTTCGACGGCGGCGTTGTACAGGCTGACAAATTCGCCAGACAGGCACTCGTTAGTAAAAACCGGCTTAACGATTTCCCGATAAATTTCCTTGTTCGGTGCATTGCGTATCGCCTCCAGTTGGCTTTCCAGTTTCTGCCCTGACTGGCTGGCGATCTCCTGCGCTGCCTGGCGGGAGGCTTTACCGGCTGCGTTCGCCGCCGTCGCAATGGTCAGCTCCGTGCTATCGCGCTGCCAGTTGGCCACCTGCCAGCCTGCGGCGAAAACCACGGCCAGCGCCACACCAATCAGCCAGGGCTTACCCATCAGCGCACCCCGTTGTGTTCTAAGCTAAAGTGATTGCCGTCCGGACGGGATGTAAAGCGCCCACCCCAACTGCCGCCCAGCGATTCCCAGTATTCACCCAACGGCGTATACGCCTCGGTCTGCGTCTGATACTGCCCGTTGATAAACAGGTTAAAATCGACGGCCAGCCGCTGGGTATGCAAACTATTGGCAATCCCTGCGCCGCTTTTGGCATTCAGCTTTGCCTGCTCCGATGTGCGGAAGGCTTCACCGAACGTGAGTTGATAGCCGTTCTCTTTCGCCCAGGTAATCAACTGCCCAATCATTTGCGTAAAACGCTGCTGTTTTTCACTTAGCGTCATGCTTTTCCTTGCTCCCTGTTAACAAACTACTCCCCCGACGCCGCAGCCAGATTTCAACCGCCTGGTGACCCGCCACACCTAACGCCGCCCCTAACCCCGTCACGGCCAGCGGTGATAGTCCTGGTATCCAGACCAGTACCGCGCCCGCCGCTAATGCCGTCGCCGACCCCAAAATCATGCGGCCAACAAACAGACGCGGCGTGATTTTTTCATCGCTGGCCAGCACCTTGCCGATCGCAATCAATCCGCCCAGCACAACCAGCCAGAGCACGTTTTTTTCATATTCCTGCATGGGGCTTCCTTACCCGATGAGTTTTTCTGTCAGTTCCGATTCCAGATACGGAATGCCGTTAATGCGCACAAAATCGGGGCTGGTTACCATGTATTTGATTTTGTGCGTCACTACACTGCCGCCCTTCGGATCGTTGTCGAGAATGTCACTGACAATCAGTTTGCAGCCGAACGCCTCCACCTTGATTTCCTCGTTACCGGCTTTGGCGTACCACATCAAATCCACCGGTTCGATACCGCGCCATGACCCCGCACTACGTGCTTTAGCGGTAATGATGGCCAGGCTTTTGGTACTGAACTCCATTTCACCTTCAGCCGACACATCCCCCGCCACCCAGCCATCTGGGACACCCTGCGTCTGTGCGGCGGCGGTATTGTCCGTAATACTCAGGCCAACCTTTTCAACGTGAACCAAATCGCCGTCCATGTTGAAATCAAAGGACTGGCCGGAAATCCGTTTCGTCATGCGTCACCTCCCAGCGACTGATCCAAAATCAGACTCACAGTGATCCCTTTCGGGCACTCGTACGTCCGCACCGTGATGTAAATTTCCACTTTGGTTTTTGTGCGCCAGGTGATCACCACGTCGCCATCTTGCGGCGGCTTCACTTCACCAGGGAACGTTACGCCGTTAATCTGGCTGCTGCGGGACATCTCGCGCAGCGTTTTAGCGAAATACGCCTGGTGCGCCGCGATACTGCCTGGTGCGCTGTTCAGGCTGCGATCGGCAATCTTGGCAATCGCCTTTAACCGCACGCGCCGCGCCGCTTTATCGACAATGCGCAGGTTTTCAATCGCCTGATAATCGCCGCCCTCCACATCCAGCGTGCGGCCATCCGACCAGTAATAGCCGTCGTAATCGGGATACCACATCGGCACGCTGTAGCGCAGCGCTTCCAGTGCCTGTAATGTAGCTAAATCCAGCGGCGCACCTTTTGAATCCACGGGAAGCGCGGTAGCGCCCATCTCCAGCAGCGCTCCGGTTTGCACTCGCGCCGGACTGTCAGCAATCGTTACAGCACGATTGCACAGACGCCCCGCCAATACGCCAGGTTCGTTCCCCCACAGGCGCGGGACAAGCTGCACAGCAGGAACAGCGGCACTGGCCTGCAATGTGCTTAATCGCGTCAGATAACCCGCCCAATCCTCACCGGCCTGTACGCCATCCACCGCCAGAATGAACCACACCCAGCGTCCAAACTTAGCGATTAGCTCTGCCCGCAGGCTGGCCGCTGCCGCGATGGTGTCTTTGGTTGCACCCAGCGTCAGTACGACCCCTTCCACGCTGGCTACCTGCTGCGCGGCCTTTACCGCATCCGTCCAGGCTGTATCAATGCCCTCGGCGGGCAAGTCCTTGGGCAGAAGGCTGATAAAGCCGCTCCAGTTCTGGCCAGCATTCAACATCGCCGCGTTTACGGTGCGTTTCAGCACAGAATCTGCGTCACCCAGCAGCGCATCCAGATCGCTTTGGGTATTCACCGGCACGGTTTTGGCTACCTTGTCCTTCCCCGTTCCCAGCCCGACGAACAGCACGACCCGTTCAATCTCGTTGGTTTCGCCCTGTAGTTGATTAACCTGGTTAATCTGTACCGTTGGCCAACTCATCTTCCCTCATTAACGGGCTATGTCCCGTATCCTATGGCCTGGATCTGTTTCTCCATCGCCGTGTTTAAATCATCCTGACTGATACCCAAAAACTCACGATTAGGCACATCAACAGACCAGGAGGCTTTCGGCGGACGCCCTTCCATGCTGCGAATAATTGCCCCTGCCTTCCGCTTCGTCAGCGTTGCCTGAATTTCTGCATAACCTGGCTTGCGCCATCGCTTTCCGTTTCGCGTTTTGTATCCCAACTTACGCAACCGCTTAGCCTGACGTAACGTGGCGGGATCACCCTGACCCGCATCATTTTGCTGTATAGCCTGCCGTCGATTGACAGTGACACGCATCCCGTTTTGCTGGCCATACCCCACCACGCCAGCCGGAACCGGCCTATTCCCGTTACGGTATCGACCGCCATGCAGATAAATCCGCACCGCGTCGATTTCTGGCATTTCGCGGATATGCAGCAACTTGGGCATATTGCGGAGCATCTTGCCGCGCCGCCGCGTTTTACGCGGTGTCCATGCGGCTCCATCCGGCGATCGCTGCTGTTTCACATGACGCTTTGCCGCAGCAATCACGCCATATTTTGCCACTCGCCAGAGTAACCGCCGCCGCTTCGGTGGTGTCAAATCTAATCGCGCCAGCTGCTCACGTATCGCACGCGCCTGTGCGGCATTTAACTGACCAGTAATCACGACGGTTGCCCGATCACTGCGCCGGTTTCATCAGCCCCAAAGATTTGCCCTTCCGTTGCAACCCATATTTCCGGCTCAGTCAGACGCCATCGCCTGCCGTCAAACGGGATAATGCCGTTATCGTCCTCAATAATGGCCAGTGATGCAGCCAGCTTGACCGACACCACCACGGTGGCGGTATCCTGATCGATAACGTCAACGTCCAGCGCGGGCAATTCCCTGTCCAGCCCCGCATCCATAAAGTGCTGTTCGTCCTGCTCGGTCTGCCAGACCAGCAGCAGAGCGCACAGGTTTTTCGGATCACACTCCCGATACGGCCAGCGCTCCCAGCTCAGTACCGCATCAAACTGCATGACCGCTAACTGATACTGTCCCTCGCCTAAATCCCGCTGTGCGCTGATAAAACTGATTTCATCCATGAAGCTGTCAAAGCCCTGCATCACACGCGGCGGCAGGTTTTTAGTTACAAAGGTGGTCAGCGCGTCTAACTGGCTCATACCATGGCCACCGTAATACGTTTCAGCCCCTTGATACGCCGAATGGCAAAGGTAGATTCCGCGATCAAACTGGTGCGAGTCTCATCGCTTTCCTGCCCCGGATGGCTGTCACGACGACCAACAGATGAAAATTCCCCCATCAGGTCAGCTTTAGCACGGGCAAAGATAGCCTTGCGATAACGGGCGCACAGCAGGTTTTCTCCGTCGATTTCTATGCCAGGAACATCGATGGCGCGGGTGTATCCTCCACCGCGATACTTATCCGCCACGTTCATCAGATCATCATTGATTTCACCCGCAGCGGTCAGCAGCGCCTGGCGAATGGTGGCCGCATCGATATCGGCCGGAATGGTACGTTGTGACTGAAAATCCCGGACGCTCAAATCAGGCCAAAAGCCATCATTGGTTAGAGTGGCATCATCAAAATCAATTGAGGTTCCGCTAAACATCCTGTTCCTCCGGAAAAAAGCGGGCTGGCCGGTTTCCACGGGCGATACGCACAAGCGATCCCCTCCACCGCGCCCGCTTTCGGGTCGGTAGCCTTATTCGCCGATAACTACGGCCTGAATTTCGTTTTCATCAAACCAACGCTCAGTTGCTTTACCATCAGCGGCCAGGTAGTGGACATAGTATGAATTGGGATATGCTGAGTATTCAGCACGCCCTTTTACATGCCCTTCCTCACCGCTAATAGAAACCTTTACCACTTGTCCAAGAAGATGTTTAAACGACATATCTAATTCTCCGATGATTGTTTTTCCAGCACCCGCAGACGTGCAGCAATACGCTGCAACATCGTGCCGACACCACATTTAGGGTCGAATCCCTTCGCCTGCTCCAGCAAACCCTTTGCCCGGAGCAATACATCCCTGTCATCCGTTGCCGCTGCGCGTGGTTCGCCATTCTCATCACGTAGCAGATGCAGACCAGAAAACTTCATGTATTTGGCCTTAATGACGTCATACACTTTCCAGTACTGCATCACGTTACCCAGTGTGCGACTGAAGTACGGTTCAACATCATGCCCTGCAGCCGCTTCCGCTTCTGCCCAGGCTAAAACCGTATCCGCCACAAACACCGGGAACGTACTGCCAAACGCGGACGGGGTTTCCTGCCCCCGCAGAATGGCCACCTCTGCCCAGTCCAGCGCCTGATCAAACTGGCCGGAATCAAACAGCCAGATAACACACCAGGCAAAAACAGGGTTTTGATGAACGCTGTCACCATCCAGCCAGGCCTGTGCCGTTGGCATCCAACGTGGCAACAGAACATCACGCTTGTATTCCTGGCGCTCTGCACGGCTTTCCACGGCTGACGCCGCGGCAACATCCTTCTCCAGTGCAACAATCTGAATGTGCAGGCTGGTTTCGCTATCTAGCGATTGTTGTTGGCGTAATAAACGCTCCGCAGCAATACGTGCTGTGTGACGTTGTGCCGGTGACAACTTCATCGATCCCCCTTGTTACGGCTCTACCGGGGGCATGACTGACGCCCCGATAGTGACCGCACTTTCGTCAAATGCCGCGTACAGTTCCGGATACTCAACCGCATAACCTTCGTTACGCAGATATTTGTTTTCGTACTGTTTACGGTCTTCAACAAATTCCGCTTTACGCTGACGCGTGCCGCGCTGGGTGTAAATGTGCAGATTCGGCAGCGTGGTGACGATCATACGTTTACCCGGCATGAACGGTGGAACATAGGCCGTGCGACCGGCGATGCTGTCAGAAAGTAATTGCGCGGCGATCTTCTCCGTTGGCTTATCGGCTTTCTGATACAGACGAAATGACTCAGCCGCCACCAGGTCAGCACCGACCAGCACCACCAGACGTGGGTCATTACGGTACTGTGCCGGAATTTTGGCGTTGATAAGGTCGGATGCCATCGCGTCGAGTGACACATAATCCCCCTTGCCGTCACCGTCCAGCACCACTTCATCTGTGATGATTTGCTTGCCGTCATCCCACTCTTTGACGATCTGGTGCCAGCCCTTGTTCACATCTTCGCCGTTCGGGTTCTTCTCGGCGTCCGTGGTTTCCGCAATGGACTGACCGTTAAAGCCGATCCGCAGCATATCCAGCGCAAACGCCTGATTGGTGAACTCCTGGACACGCTGGAAGAACTCGTTTTCATCGCCGGCATTCGCCCAGACAGAAAGCAGTTGCCAGGTCAGTGCGGCACAGGAATCCGTCTCGACCAGCTTGTAGTCATTACCGCTCACGCCCACTTTTCTACGGAAACGACCATCCAGCACACGACCGGTATACAGCCCCGAACTGCCAACCGGCACCACCTGCCCCTGTAACTGGTCAACATCAGCGACCGTCAGGAAATTCAGGAAAGAAGACTCTTCCAGCAGTGCGTTGCGCATCTGGGTCTCTTTCGGGTCGGTCAGCGCAAACCAGCGGTCTTCTTCAGTAGCACCGTAGGATTCACGCAATCCGGTGTGGTACTGACGCAGAAACTGACGGGCTTTTGCATTCAATTGCATATTCTTTTTCCTTAAAGAAAAGCATCATCCCTTACAGGAATTTGAAGCCTTTTTTATCCTTGCTGAACTGCTTATTCGGCAGTTTGGTGACTTTGGCATCCAGCTTGCTGAAGTTTTTCACCAACTCCGGCAGATTCCCGACCAGACGCGCAAAATCTTCTGTGTCCACCACCTCTTTCACCGTGTCCACATCGCCCTGCATATCCGCAATGGTGGTTTCAATCGCCGCCACACGGTCTTCCAGATTGGCCAGCGCATCTGCCATCGCCTGCAACGCGTCAGACGATGCCGGATCGGCTTCGGGTTCTTGTTCTGGCTCTTCGATACTGAAAAAATGACGCCAGCCTTTTTTCGCTTTTGACATTCCCTTTTCCTTTTTAAATTCCCTGATTTCATCAAACGCCAGCGGTTTATATGGACCGATGCGTTTTCCCCTGGTGCGGCTGAAACGTAGCCTGGTCGTCCCTACCCCTGCCGGGCTATCCGTGACGGCCAGCCCTTCAAGATAGGTTTTACCGGTATTCCGGAAATTCCCGTCTGGCGTAAACTCCGGCGACAGAAATAAAAGTTGTCCTGTGGCATTAGCCTGAAGTAATGCCATAGCCGGACAAAGACGAGCATATAAACGTAAAATACCCTCATCGTCCCGCTCTGCTTTGACTTCCAGCACCTCCCCCATATTCCCGAAATTACGGGTATGCTCCGGCCATAACAGCGCGGTATATAATGAGGGGTCATAAAGTTCCGCAGAATCCAATAACCATTGTTCTTCAATAGTTCTTTTATCAACCGTTTCACCCGCAGTAGCGATACAAATCCAATTTGTTGCTAGTTGCGAGCCTGACATAGTGCCTCCATTTCCACTGCGAATTTCAGTATCAACAATAAATACCCACCGCGCATTTCAATTATTTCTGGTGAGTTCGGTTATAAACTCTTTACCGAATAACTAAGATTTTATTTTCAAAACACACGCAAAAATTGCTGAATAATTCACTGATTAAATAAAAACAGAGAAAAAGGCATGGAAGCCAATGGCGAAATATAGTGAAGAGCTAAAAGGGGTAGCTCGGGCGCTTTACTTAAAGCGTTACACCCCGCAGGAAATCGCCAGTGAACTGAATCTACCCAACCGACGTATTGTCTATTACTGGGCGGAAAAATATCACTGGGCGGAATTACTGAGCCACGAGTCCACAGAAGACGCGCTAAACCGCCGCGTACAGTCTCTGACACTGCGTGAGGGCAAGTCAGAACTAGAACTGCAAGAGCTGGATAGCCTAGTCGCGCACCTGGTGAAGCTGCGGGCGCAACATAATAAACACAGAGAAAAACTGGCTGAAATTAGCAATAACGATGGCGGTGGTTCTTCTCCCCGTCAATCCAATAACGATGATAAGCCACGCAAGCGCGGAAAATATAAAAAGAACGATATTAGCAAACTGACGCAGGATGATTTTGATGCGTTCGCCGATGAGCATCTTTTCGGTTATCAAAAACACCTGCGTGCCAATATCGGACAACAAATCAGAAATATACTGAAGAGCCGGCAAATTGGTGCCACCTGGTATTTTTCAATAGAGGCGCTTGAAAATGCGGTAATGACCGGCGATCCACAAATATTTTTGTCTGCATCCAAAGCGCAGGCAGAAGTATTTCGTAGCTACATCGTCAATATCGCAGAACAGTATTTTGGCGTAGAACTCACTGGCAATCCTATCCGCTTGTCAAATGGCGCAGAAATGCGGTTTTTGTCTACGAATAAGAATACGGCACAGTCTTACAGCGGCCATCTGTACTGTGACGAATATTTCTGGGTGCCCAATTTTGCCAAATTGAATGAGGTGGCCAGTGCGATGGCCACGCATGACAAATGGCGAACCACCTACTTTTCAACCCCCAGCAGTAAGACTCATCAGGCGTACCCGTTCTGGACAGGGGAAGAATGGAAGCGCGGAGACAAAAAACGCGCCCGGGTTGAATTCCCAACAGAGAAGGAGCTGCGCAATGGTGGGCGACTCTGCCCTGACGGACAGTGGCGCTACATCATCACGATGGAAGATGCCATCGCAGGCGGCTTTAACCTGGCCAGCATCGAGAAGCTACGCAACCGCTATAACCGCGACACCTTCAACATGCTCTATATGTGCGTGTTTGTGGACAGCAAAGACAGCGTGTTCTCGTTTTCCCGCGTCGAACGTTGCTGTATTGATCCCGATATCTGGGAAGACCATGACGAAAATCTTCCACGACCCTTTGGCAACCGTGAGGTATGGGCTGGTTATGATCCGGCACGCAGTGGCGACACCTCCACCTTTGTGATTGTTGCGCCGCCCGTGTTGGCCGTCGAAAAATTTCGCGTACTGCGCGTATTCCACTGGCAGGGGATGAACTGGAGCTGGCAGGCGGCACAGATTAAAAAATTGTTCGGCCAGTACAACATCACTTACATCGGTGTGGATATCACGGGGCTGGGCACCGGCGTATTTGAAAGTATCCAGCACTTCGCCATGCGCCAGGCGGTGGCTATCCGTTATGGCATAGAAACTAAAAACAGGCTGGTCATGAAGATGATCGACGTTATCGAAGATGGCCGTGTGGAATGGGATAAAGAGAAAACCGAAATCGCCGCCAGCTTTATGACGATACGCCGCACCTCAACGAAAAGCGGTAACGCGATGACGTTTGTTGCCGATCGCAGTGCAGAAACCGGCCACGCAGACAGTTTTTGGGCGATTGCTCACGCCATTGATAACGAACCACTGGATCACAGCAACCAGCGATCATCACGCTGGGGCAACTTAGGGAAAGCAGCATGAAAAAACGGAAATATCGGGGGCGTGATACTGTCACTAAACCGCGCCATATGAGCCTGATTACGCTGGGTAAACCAGAGCCCATACTGACGACCGGCACGAACTATATGGACGTTTGGTATGATAATGAAGCGCAACACTGGACACTGCCGATTGACCGACTGGCACTGGCGCAACTGGTAAACCTGAACGCGCAGCATGGTGGCGTGTTGTATGCCAGGCGCAACATGGTAACAGCGAACTATGACGGTGGGGGGCTAACACACGAACAACTCGGGGCGGCGATTTTTGACTGGCTGACCTTCGGTGATGTCGCCATTCTGAAGGTACGCAACGGCTGGGGGGATGTGGTGGCGCTGTACCCGCTGCCCGCGCTGTACACCCGCCAACGCAAAAGCGGGGAATTTGTCGTGTTGCAACAAGGCGAACCGATGATTTACCCGCCTGACGACATTATTTTTCTCAAACAGTACGATCCGCAACAGGCGATTTACGGCCTCCCGGATTACATCAGCGGGATTCATTCCGCTCTGCTGAACGGTGAAGCGACCATTTTCCGCCGCCGCTATTATCACAATGGCGCCCACACGGGCGGACTACTCTACTCCACCGACCCGAACATGACCGACGAAGTGGAAGAGGCCATTGTTCAGAAGCTCGAGCACTCAAAAGGGATCGGGAATTTCAGCACCATGTTTGTGAATATCCCAAAAGGCGATCCGGACGGCATCAAATTTATCCCTATCGGCGATATCAGCGCCAAAGATGAGTTTCAGAACGTGAAAAGTATCAGTGCGCAAGATGTGCTGACCGCTCACCGCTTTCCGGCAGGGCTGGCGGGGATTATCCCGACGAACGGTGCCGTCATGGGAGACATTGAGAAAGCAGCTAAAACCTACCGTAAAGCGGAGATTTTACCCATTCAACGTATGTTTGTGGCGGCAGTGGCAGCCCAGCAGGATATTCCACAATATTTGTACCTGAATTTCCTGAAAGACAATGAGCTGGAAGGTGATTAATGTCTGCGAAAAGGCTAAAATATCGGCGTTTTAAGGATTATGGAGCACGGAATATGCGGGTACTCAATGTAAAATGTCCGGAGTGTGGGGCAAAGGCAACAATCAGGAAGACAAATCCCAAGCACCGGCATATTTCAGATATTTACTGTGCCTGTTCAGACGTGGAGTGCGGCCATACGTTCGTCCTGAATCTGACGTTTTCACACACGCTAAGCCCCAGCGCCAAGACTGGGGATTTGATGGTACAGGCAATCCTTAATTCCTTCTCACCTGAACAGAAGCAAATGACGCTGGATCTGCTGAAAGCTGGCCTGGCCGCATAAAACAACAAACCCCGCATAATGCGGGGCTGTAGTTTGACGGATAATCAGGAAGCATGGAATTCTTCAGCCCGCCTCTCCAATTCTCCTAAAAATGACGTTTTGGCCAGCTCATGCGCATTCGGTGCCATGATACTGATAATCTGGTATTTCGTTTCGTCCCATTCATGACGTGCATAAACAAGGTAGTTGTTAGAATGCCGTCTTATGACAGGCAGATGAGACGCCCACGGCGGTTCGCCGGGTAACTGGATATGAATTTTATGGATACCGGACGCCATCAGTCGCGGGTTTTCTTCCCACCGTCCTTCACTGCCAAAAACGGCTGGCCTGGCAGCGCCATTCTTCCAGTTCTGCATGGCTAAAGCATACTCAGTCGCCACTTCAGGGTGTTCAACATCGGGATGAACGGTCACTGTAATCACACTGTCACCCTTAGCGATCAAACGATGGGATATCTAACCCCAGCGTTTTATGTTCAGCACGGATCGCGGCCTTAACATCGAACGCATCAAGGTGACTGAGAACATCCGTTGTGGCAACTGGGGGATGCGTTTGCTCAATAAACGATAAAAAATCCTCTATCCCATAAAGCAAACCAGAGGCAGAACGGGCGAATTTTTTTACCTGGGCAAAAACTGCATCGTCTTTCCTGACTTCATCACGTTGAACCGCGATCCTTGCCGCCGCCAGAAAACCTTTGGCCAGCTCAGCACGTTTATGCATTTCACTTAAAAAGTGTTTTTGCGCTAATGGCGACTGTTTATCCAGTTCAATAGGGGCTTGCTTATTTTCCCACTCCACCTTCAGCAACCGCAGATGCATGTTGAGCCGCTCGGTTTCCTGGATCAGGAATGCGGTTGCCTGCTCGACAGGAACAAAAGCAAATTCAGCAGGGTTGGCACTGAGTGTGGTATTTATCCCCACCGTACTGTAGACATCATTATTTCCCAGCGAATTGGCCGGGACAGGTGCCAGCGCTAATGTAAACGCAGCAGCAATCTGGTTAACCCTGCTGCGGGTCATTTCTTGCAACATAATTACCTCCGTACTTTAAGAACATCATAGCGCAGAAAATCACCGTCTGAAACTTTACCTCAGTTCGCCTAGCTCCGCATCACCCTACGGAGCCAGGCGATATCGCTATATCACTCTGAGCGGTTCGACAGTGGCGGAAGATGGGCGTGAGCGTTCTTCACATCCCTCCAGTCCGGCGCTGATATCTTTCCAGATGTAATCCAGCAGGCAAGCAACATCCTGGCTGTCTACCATGCCGCTCTGAGCTTCGCCATACGACATAAGCAAAAGTGACAACGTACCAATAGCACGTTTAGCGCGGGATAGCTGGTCATGGGCATTTTCAGTTATAAGATGGGTGTACATAGTGTTTCCCTCAATCTTTAAGGATAATCACCACCACTAAAGGTGCAAATCTTATGGGGTGGTGAACTGACAGGGTTTGCACTACCGGTCACTATGCAACCCGGCGCAGCTTTCGCTGCCCCTGCCAGCCCACCATAATTTGGGGTGAGTCTGGTTAGCGCACAAAAAAACCGCTGGCGCGGTTGTGCGTCATAGTGAAATCCGGGGTGCAAATCCCGGCAGCAGATTTTGCCGCTGCGCGATAACCATAACCCCGGACGAAAGCGCACGTCAATATGATTTCTCTCTACTGAAGATCCAGCAGTAAGCATCCCGTGATGACAACATGTTGTTTTTATTCATCCTCATCATCGTCAGATTGCACTCTTCGGCCACCTGAATCCGGTTTTTCAAAAACCCAGCATTTATAAATGTCAGACATTTTTTTACCGTAGGTTTTGCCCGCATTGAATCTTTTACTGACCAGGCTCCTGACAGACTTAGGACCGATAAATTTATAGACCTTCCCTTCCTTCAGTTGCTCTTTAATTTCGTTGAGTGGAACCCTGAAACTCTGTTTATAGGTTGATGCAACTTCTTCAATATGATTAAAGTTAATTGCCCAAAAATACTCATTTTCAGAGTGGTTGACGCCAAACTCTTCACGCTCATCCAGATATTCCACCATTTCCCAGAACTCATGGACCAGTGGCTTATCACGCTGTATGGATTTCTGACGGTCAGAAGCAATACGGAACATATAGTTCCGGGTCAGAGCCAGGCGTGACGCTGAAACAGGGATAACCTGCGGTAACACGGCAAGAAACGCCAGTATCTGAGAATGACATTTGATAATACGCTGGATACGAACTTCCTCATGCTGGCGAAATTCTTCCTTCGCGGTTTCAAACTCATGATCATACTCTTCAAGGATTTTCTTTTCGGCCAGAACCGCTTTCAGCATGAATCCGGAAACCTTCTCCATCGGTATTTTTTCAAGGCGTTCAGCCGCACGCAGCGTTTCCGGGCTTTGTCCGGACTTGTCAGTATAAACATGGATAATACGTGTCTGAATCGGCTCAGATGCTTTAACCTCAGCGTTCTGGGCTATCACGACGCTGCCTCTGAAGGGCGGTTCATAAGTTTCATTGTTATTGGCCTTAACCCCCAGTGCGCGTGGCGCACGACCGTTATAAAGCGATTTCAGCTCATCAAAGTCAAAAGCCCGGTTTCTCGCAGGACGGCCTGATTCATCACGATCGCCTTCAATCAGGACGATAGGCAGATTGGCTACCTGCACAAAGTTACGGCCACGCGCCGCAGCGGATGATTTGGAAGGGTCAAAACCTTCGTATTCCTCACGGCCGCACAGCTTCCACAGGAACTCAATGAGTGTAGATTTCCCCGTACCCGGTTCACCGTTAATTTCCAGAAACGGGAAACTCTTATTACGTATACGGATCTGCTCTGCAAAAAAAGACCCAAACCAGAAGGCCAGCGCGATATATCCCTTCTCACCAAAGGCTGTCCATAAATCGTCAAGCCAGGCTATTTCAAACTGCTGCAAATTCTCGTTAAGAACCAGCGATGGACTCAGACTCAAGCTTTTTAGTGGTAACTTACCTATGTCAAAATAATCTTCATCGTTCATGGCATACAACTGGCCATTGCTGACGGCCAGATTGTTAAACACCCAGGAACCATGTGCCTTGTTATAGCCAATAAAATCCATCGTTTTGACTTCTTTAATGGCCAGCAGCGAACGAATAATGCGATCGAGTTGTTTGGTCGTTCCGGTAAAGAGTGCGCCCTTTGCCATATGCAGAAGACGCTTCTTAAACTCAGCGGCACTGGTCAGCTGACTGGCTGTAAACGTGCTTTTAACCGACGAACCATCCGGCAACTTAACCCGGATGTAATACCATGCCTCATCAGTTGGCTTGGATGTCTGATAGTAGAGTGGCTGCATAACGCAGTTCGCTATTTCTTCCAGCCCATTGGATTCACGTAACGCACGCTCCTGTAGCTTAACTTCATCAAATTCACCTTCAGTCTCCTGCAAACGTCGCAACGCTTTACTGTATTTTTCAAAATCCAGTTCAAACCAATAGGTACGTGAACCAAAAATAAAATGAAAACTGTGCCAGCTGTTTTCGTGGTACATCTCCATCGCTTTGGCTGACGGACTTTCTGCCAGTAATAGCCTGCCGTAGTAGCGGTATTTCGACAGGTCTTTGTTGGAAAGGCGCTCACGTAACAGCAGGTCATTCCAGTCCAGAGAAGAACCGAATTCAGACGGCAAAGCCGCGGATACTTCCCAGCCAGCATCCCTGGCACGACGTGCAAATTTGATGATATGGCTGCGACCCGCTTTATCATCATCAAACGCCCATACCAGCCGTGGGCGGGGCTTATCTACGAGAATTTCGGCCAGCATATCAAGCAGCGCCTTTGGATAGTTGACGCTACTGAGCGTAGCAACAGAGACTTTCCCCGCTTCATTGAGTGCGATGGCATTAAAAATACCTTCGGTGATCCATATTTCTTTCTGCTCGGATAAATCCAGACCGGGGTATTCCCACCAGTAACCTGCATAGTTGCCTATGAAATTTGCTTTCTGGTTAAAACGGTCGGGCTGGTCAATGATGCGCTCCCAACCGCTGCCGTTTGCCAGCTTAAACCTCACCGTAGCGCTACCGAGGCCATTCTTGATGAAAGTACCCTGAGTATAACAGCCAGCCAGTTTGCTGGTATCCAGCCCACGAGCTTCACGCAGATAGGCTTCAGCAGTGGCATTGGGTGTTTCAGGTGTAGGCTGGTAGCGCTTTGACCAGTCCTCAAAGATATCCCGGTATAATTCCTTGACCAGTATCTCCTTACCGCATTTGTTTTCACGGCCGCATTTCAGCATCAATGGTTTTTCGATACTGGTAAAAAGTTCTTTCTTGTGACAGGCAGGGCAAACGCCCTGCTGTAAATACTGTTCATTTTCTTTAAAGGAGAAGTCACTAATTAACCGTTTGACAACTTCCTGTTGAATGGTGACATTCATAGAAATCCAAGCAATAAAATAGTCATAAAGGGGGAATTAAATTCGGAATTGTTTGTTGTATCGCTCATGCGTCATTAACTCCCAATGTCTACCATTATCTTTACTTAATAATCGCCAACGATATGAGACATTAACAGAGTAATAGTGATAAGGCTTAACGACACGATATATCTTTTTCCCGCTATAAAATTCCGTCAATATTGAAAATGCCTTAACCATGACACTTTCACTTACATGAGAGGCCACTGTCAGCATAATTATTTCACACTGGCTATTTTTAAAAGATACGTCCAAACATAAGAAACAACCTTTATGTGATGAATGGATTTATTATATGCATTCCCATCAAAATCATAGGGGATAATATTTTCCATATTCAAACCCAGTGCAGTAGCCAATTCGACTATCGTGATCACCGACTGTTCATTACCATAAGTGAAACACTGACCAGCAAACTTATTTAACGCATTTCGCAGAACAGCACTATGCAGTGACGGGCATGAACTCCATAACTTAACAGTCTGATAATCCGTATTTTCATTAACAAATTCATAGAAATCACAGATGGCCAATTCGATATCCTGACAATCATCATCCAGCAGTTGATCGCGTACCGCCTCTGGCTGACGCAACAACCAGGTGATGGCTTCAGCACTGACCGTTCCGCCGTGGTTCATCGCATCATCCAAACTAATACGACGGTAAAAAGTTTTCCCTACCTCACCAGATTCAGGGTTAAAAAATACAGCAGCAATAGCAGTGATTGCAGCGGCAGGTTTATCATCCATTGCTTCAATATCAATCATTAAATGTTGCATATATCATCCTTAACGTTGAACGGCGGTAAATTTCTTAACCGTATCTTCTTCACTCTTTAATGAAAAATTGGTAAACGACACAATGCTAGAAATATTTTCAGCTGAGGGAACATCACCACCAAACGCCATCATGGTGATTTTATGTATCTCACAATAATCTTCATACTCGTTATTAAACCGAGCCATTAATGTAAGACCTTCAAGACATTTAGCCAGTTTTAAGTCCAACTCCATTATTTGCAGGTTATCGCTATGTACTGAATAACTTTCCGTTTGAATAGCTTTTACCTGTTCATGGTAATTTTTCAAAAGGCTGCGAATAAGCGTGGCGTACTTAGCTTTCATGATGGCTCACCTAACCCCAGCCACATCAGCCAACCATCACGGATCTCTTTCGGGCGGCTTTCATAAGCCAATTTCATACCGTTATTCCATGCTGGCAGGTAGATCCAATATTCTCCAGCTCGACCAGAAGTTGATTGCGGGTCAGTCATTTCAACAATTGGCAACTTCCCCTTCTCAATCATTCCCCTGACAGCAGCAGGCGTTTTACCAATGAGTTTCGCAAACTCTTGGTATGGAATCGCATCCGTACCAATGACAATTTGATTTCGCATCTGTTAACCTTCGTCTTGATCTGCTTAATGGGTTTCAATGTTCTCTAATGTGTCTCAGTGAACTTTAGAACTTCATGAAATCAGATAGAACATTTCGAATAATATTAGAGGATCTCGAAAACATGTCAACAGCAATCAGCGAAAAGCTTGCGCTTATTCGTGAGTCAGAAAGGCTAAATAGAAAGCAATTTGCTGAAATTACAGGGGTTCCTTATAGCTCCCTCACATATTACGAAAGTGGGAGGACTATCCCTCCCACTGACGTGATGATGAAAATCCTGCAACACCCGCAGTTCAATAAATATGCAATGTGGTTTATGACTAACCAAACCTATCCAGAATCCGGGCAAATAGCACCGGCGCTCGCACACTATGGGCAAGATGTAACAACCTCGCAGCGCTAAGGCCAAAAGACTGGCTAACTATTTACCGCGATTACATACACGAAAAGTGCATGTTATTGGCCGCTAAATATCCGCCATACAGCCACAAAAAACTAAGCACAAAGAGCCAATGCACCAATCGGAGGGTTTTCTTATGACAATCAAGAAACTCGATGATGGGCGATATGAAGTGGACATTAGACCTGCTGGGCGCAACGGAAAGCGTATCCGCAGGAAATTTGATAAGAAGAGCGAAGCTACAGCGTTTGAAAAACATACCCAGTTTAACCACCACGGTAAAGAGTGGTTAGCCAAGCCCATCGATAAACGTCGGTTATCTGAACTGACGGCTGTTTGGTGGAAATACACCGGAATGCATGAAGAACACGGCAAATCATACTTGCGTAAGATAGAGCGTTTTATTGATATGACTACCGATTTAAGCGCCTTTCAAGTAAACCGCACCGTGATAGCACAGTATTGCGCAGCTCGCAGAGCGCAAAACGTCAAACCTTCCACCGTTAATCGTGAGCTTACGACACTGGGCGGCATGTTTACGTCGCTAATCGAAGCTGAATTGTTTATGGGAGAACATCCGTTCAGGGGGATCAAGCGTCTTAAAGAACAGACGCCAGAAACAGGATACCTCACAGCAGATGAGATCGCTTTGCTGCTAAACCAGTTAAGTGGGGATAACCGGTTGATCGCCGTTCTGTGCCTAAGCACTGGGGCACGATGGGGAGAAGCAGCGAAGTTAAAAGCTGAAAATATCGTCCATAACCGGGTCTCATTTGTTAAGACCAAAACCAACAAACCCAGAACGGTGCCGATATCTGCTGAAGTAGCACAGGAATTAGTGGGCGATAAGAAAGGTTTTCTGTTTCCCAATGCCTCTTACACCGAATTCAGAGAAATACTGAAACAGGTGAAGCCTGATTTGCCATCTGGCCAGGCGACCCACTCTTTGAGGCACAGCTTCGCCACCCACTTTATGATTAAAGGGGGGAGCATTATCACATTACAGCGAATACTCGGGCATAGCAGGATTGAACAGACGATGGTTTACGCGCATTTCGCGCCAGAGTTTTTGCAAGATGCCGTTACCCTTAACCCGCTAGGTGGGAGTGTCCACATAGCGTCCACACTCTAA